TCCAGTATCACTAATCCAGGTTCCGGCGAACCGCCTGGCAAAAGATTCTCACTTTAGACTTGCAAACAGTTCTTTAAAGTCTGCTGTAATAAAGACTAAGCTAGTTTAATGTCCTGCGAAAGACGCTAGTTTTTAACCAGGGTTACGCCTGAAAAGAAAGAAATTGAATGGGGGATCATTCGTGCTTGTTTAACGCCTAAGCTGGGCAAAATTCTTCGAACCGCAATTTATATTGTTGTGTTTCGAAGTAAAAATCTTTAATCTTATCTTTGATGTCGGTGCTCTTGTTGAGTGTTTCTAGTACGAGTTTGACGTCTTCACTTATATATACTCCCGTTCCATCAATAGACAAGTCAATTTTTGGTAGCCAGTCCTGGTCTTCATACTGCTGAATCTCCGGATATTCATTTAGTACACCACAAAGTTGGAGGATCCAATTACCATTTTTGATCTGGTTTTCCAATTGCAATTGTACTGAGATTGGTATTGGTGGAAATCCCACGGCACCCATGGCTACATAAAGTCTCATTTCATCATTAACCTTCATAACGGGGAAAGGTTTAGAAATATCGGGAATAAAACCGAGCCTGTACTCTAGTTCTTTAACGTATTTATCCATTCCTTTAAATTTATTAAACCCGGCTGTATATTTGCCAATAACATCTATAATTGGACAAAGGACAGGATGGTTAGGACTTAAATGATGTAAACTAAGGGCAGCACACCTTAAGATAGCTAGAGCTTTCTTTCGGTTCAATCTCATATTAGAAATTACCCAAAAGAACTTTAAGCAACGGGCAATATTCAACAGAGTGAAGTTATCGAACCACCTAGTCCTTAGGAAATCAACATCACCGGCCATTTTACCTTCGACGGCTTCCGAAAAACTGAAGTTTAATTTTGAAAGAATTTCTTCTTCATTACCGACCTTGGTTTTCAACCCGTCATCACCTTCAACTACCATCCGGACTTGGCTTAGTTCGAAATTTGGATCTTCCTTACTAAGACAGTAGAGATTTAAGAAGAGATTAACTACTCCGTTCATAAAAGAAGTATCGAATCGGCCACTGTTTCTTGAGTCAATCCTAAATTGGGCACCTTTGGTGTGTAAAATCACCGGGTTCATAATAACATCCAACAATGTGTGTGTCAATAGGCTTAGACCATTAAGTTTAGCCAATTTAACCATGAAATTAGTCTCGCACTTACGAACATCACCTGAAATGGAAGCCTCGAAACTAGAATAGTCAGTTACAATGTGGTCACGAGATGTGACTAACATTACTTTCTCCACCATTTCCTGTCTGGAAATATGCTTGATTTGAAAAGATTTCATTGCACCTTCGTTCCATTTTCCAATAATGCTCAGAAGATGAACGTATTCAACAAGAAGCAGGTCAGACATTACCATGATTAATCTCGGTCGATTATTTAACCTTCCTTTCTTAAGTTTACAGGAATTTTCCATTTTGACAAAGCACTTATTTTGCTTGTATTTAGGGTCAAGATTATCTCCTCTTTTGTAATCCTCGTAAGCTTTAACCACAGAATCAATGTAGGTCTGGCTTTTCTTACCTTTATAGTGGTTTCTAAAAGTGGTAGTTGGGTCCTCTTCATGGTCAATTAATGAAACAGTTTTGATGAACTTGTCACCAAGCTTATCAAAGAATAATGAGAAGTCCTCAAGTTCGTCCTCATCATAAGCTTCAGAATCTAAACACATACTTCTACCGCAGAAAGCCATTAGGTTTCCAATACTATCACTAACACAAAACCGACCAGGGCCTAATTGTTTATCATTGTTGAACACACTAAATAAAGGTTGACTGGCGATCGATTTATTACGTATTATCCCCAGAGTGTTGTAACTCTTGACGTAATTTGACGAACCTCCAGCTAAACCGTCCAACTGGTTCTGAACGAAGTTAGGCCCATTTCCCAGTATAGAATCGCAATTATTTGCGTTAACTGCAATCCTATTAACATTGTACGGTTGGTTGGTGTATAGAGGGTTGAGGATTAACAGCTTCGCTATTTCAAGAGTATTAGCAATGACTCCTGTCATGTTATGATCGTCATTACTAAACCTAGAGTTACCAATGTGCATTAAACTAGGCGATTTATCGACCCCAGGCATTGATTCAGCACTATGTAATACTCTTCTCAATGAAGTAATGTTAACAACAAAAGTATCACCTGGCAAAGCGTCCAAATACATAGATTTCCCCATAAACACTGCTAAGATCTTGAAAGTCCCGTATAATATCTTAATTGTAATGTTATACTCATTGAAGATGTAAGGGGCAATAGCCTGGGATAATAGATAGAACCACCTACGCATTGGGCCATTTCTCCTATTCGGAAGACCGAAAGGCATCTTGAGAAATATGTAATCAGCTACAGTGAATATCTTAACCAACAAAACAAAGAAATTGTTATAAGTGTTCCTTGAAAAGAAACTCTCTAACCATGGTATTAAACCTCCTTCTATATCCAGCCTGAAAGCTCCAAAGAACAATCTAAGTTGTAAATTTTGTTGCAGTCTAGCGTATAGTGGTTCCTCTTCCTTAGTATCACGTCTAAACGAAGAAATACGGTGATCAGAAGAAGTTAGATTGGTAAATGTTTCGACTATGTTGAAAGTAACGAAAATCTGCACCAACCCTAACAAACTGTAACAACAGTAGGAGGAACCAAACATACCATTAGCATTTGAAGCAGTGGGGAGATCTTGGTTAGTGATATATAATGTCCA